CTCCGAGTCTTAGTCGGTGGACACGTTCAGTTTCCATACCGGAACATCGTTGAAGCCGTGTAGTACTGACTTACCTGTGTCTGTGAAGACATCAGTTATGTCTAGTAACTCTACGAGTTCAGCGTTCTCGCTCCATAGCTTGACGAAGAACTCGTTCTCTTCAAGCATATGTGCGTGCTCTGGTAGGTTAACTGATAGTGTAGCGTATGGACACCATAATCCATCATCAGTTCCCTCAAGGCGAACCGATAGAGCATTACCCTTACTATATGTATCGGTAATAGCTCTTAGATCACAAGGACCATACGTTGTCACTAACGTGCCTATGTCAATGTACACCATAGGATAGATAAGGGTAAGTACTCTGATGTAAGAGTATGGATTAGTATAGTATACTATGCGTGTGTATGTGTGTATGATGTGAGTGTATAAGGTGGTGAGTAAGCTTACTGGTGTGTGGGGTATGCGTAGCATAGGGCACGCCAGCTAAGCTCGGGTGGGTGAGAAGTACTGAGCGAGGCACGAGCACATCTAACCCAACCCCCGTATTCAACTCAACGTAATTACCAACCCCAACCGTGATTCAACGGGGGGTGGGTCTAACTCATCTCTCTCACACACATTCTAGATATATTTTTTTAACTGAAACTCTCCTATATTTAGCTATGTCTAAGAAGCTAACATACGATATTTTCAACGGAACAACAGGTATCTGGGAGGAGAAGCATGTAAGTGAAGATGATTACCTTGAGGAAATGAGGAAATTAGATATGGAACAGGAAGTTCTTGACGCAGAGCTGCAAGTGATCAATCGGATAATTGAACAACATTTAAATGACCCCAAGACTTGGGAGAGTAGGGATTAACACTAAGTAATATATACAAGTAAGTATATATTACTTCTAGTACTAGAAGGTAAGTACTAGAAGGTAAGTACTAGAGGGTAAGTAGGGATGGATACATTAAAGAGGAAAGTAAATAACAGAAATCAGGTATATAAAATATATACAACTGAAGAAGCAGATAAATTAAACATAACATATCTGCATTGGAAAGAGGCACATATAGGGGATTATGCTCTTTCTGATGACGGATATGTGGGAAAGTGCATAGGCAGAAAGACCTATACCGACAAAAAAGGTCGGGTTAAGACGTTTATTAAACTTTCCTATGGTGCTAACTGGGCGGGGAATACCAATAAGATAGAATATCTTGTCAACAGGTCGCATGGTGTCTACACGCAAGCTAATCCTACGGGATGGGCAGAGCGTGAGGCAAAGAAAACACGCACAAAGAACCTTGTAAATGCCTATGTAGGACAATTAACTTCTACGAAACAGGTAGATTATAAACAATTAGGGTACATATACCGCCCAGATCAACAGAATCCTGCTGCAACAGTTCGCAGGGTTTTAAAACAGGAGGTAATAAAGAAGATGGTAGAAAAGAAATTGAAAGAAGTGCTATCAGAAAAGGGAATTAACAGCTCATCAGTATTGGATACAATGCTTGAAGGGTTGCATATTGCTCGTAATAAACAAGATGTAACCAATATGATTAAGATATCGGATGCTTTTATGGACTTATTAGAAATGAAGCCGAATAAAAAGATTACAACGGATACGCTACAGCTGGATGTTGCTAGTAATATTGGGGACCTGATAGCAAATGAAGAGAAATCGTTAACTATGTCACGCAAAGTAGAAGAGAATGAAGCAGCAGAATGAAATAAAAGATAAGCTGAAAAGCAATCTTGTGCTGTTTGGAAAGGTAACAATGCCTAATATGTTCTCTGTTCCTTCGCCAGACTTCCATTATAAAATAGCAGAATCGCTATTAAATAAGAATCATTCTCAGATAAATATTGTAGCCCCTCGTGGTCATGCCAAATCCTCCATAGTAGGTGGTGTATTTCCTCTTTACCATCTAATGTTTCACGGGGGGCAGAAACTTATCGTATTGGTATCCAGAACACAGGACCATGCTATTAAATTATTGGGTACAATAAAGGATACCCTTGATTTTTCTTCTAATTTTAGGTCTTTATTCGGATATTGGGGACAACATTCGGCAAGACAATGGGCTAAATCAGAGATTGAACTGAAAGATGGCTCTATGATCATCTGTAAAGGTACAGGACAGCAGTTAAGAGGGATTAAAAAGGGGAATCAGCGACCTACAATGATAATAGTAGACGACCCGGAAGACGAAAATAACACCAAAACAGCAGAAGCAATGGAAGTAAACCTCAGATGGCTGCTGCAGTCTGCCGTTCCATCCCTAGACCCTAAGTGCGGCAGGATAGTTATTATCGGGACACCTCAACATCAAAGATGTATGGTAGAAACGCTGAAAGAAATGAAAGGATGGAAAAATCTTTATTTTGCACCAGACCTAGATAAAAAGATATCCTTATGGGAAGAATGGCATCCTATCGAAAAGCTGCAAAAAAAGAAAGAAGAATTAGAATCAATTAATAGAGTATCTGTATTCTACAGAGAATATCTATGTAAGATCATTGGAGATGAGGACCAGCTATTTAAAGAGTCTTATTTCCAGTATTATGATGGAAAACTACATCACAATGAAGAAGATGAAGCATATCTAAAGATATCTAAGCGAAATGGCAAGGATGTAGAAGAAATCGTACCTGTAAATGTGTTTATGGGAGTTGACCCCGCATCGTCTACCAAGAGTACTGCGGATTTCTCTACCATAGTCGCAGTTGCTATTGATAACGATAATAATCGTTATCTATTGCCTTACTATCGCAAGCGTGCAACTCCCATGAACTTAGCTGACCAGATCATTGAGTATTTTAAAATATATAAACCTGTAAAAGTACGTATTGAGTCTGTCGGCTATCAGGAAATGCTACGAGAATACGTAAAGCAGCGATGTGAAGAAGAAAATCTCTTTATATCTGGATTGGAGATACGAGAGAATCCTAGAAATAGCAAATCATCTAGATTGGAAACACTTGAACCCTATTTTGCTCAAAAAAAGGTTTATATCCAAGAAGAGATGCTTGAATTAAAGGATGAAATGCTATTATACCCACGAGCAAAGCATGATGACCTTCTCGATGGAATGTATTACGCTATGAAGAAAATATATGCTCCTTTTCATAAAATAGAAGACAAAGAAGAGAAAAAAACCAAGCATTTTACAAAAAATAGACATTTTGACTGGATGACAGCATAATCTTTCTTTAAATTTTAAAGAATAATTACATATATGTTAGGACCACATGCCACAAAAACATCCTGAGACGCAGTATACTCACGATCTATTTAATGACTACAGCTCTGCTCGTAAGAGGTGGTCAAGACAAGCTGTAGAAGATTCAGAGTTTCGCTCTGGTAAACAATGGAAAAAAGAACAAGTAAACGCTCTCCGTGCACGAGCACAGGAGCCTTTGGTCGTTAATGTAATACATCCAGCGGTAGAACAAGCAAAAGCAATGCTTACGTCTAATGCACCCAAGTTTCAATCAACAGGAAGAGATAATTCTGATACAAAAGTAGGTAGAATTTTCTCTGATTTGATGTCTTGGGTTTGGGATATCTCAGTAGGCAATGCAGAATTAAAACGCTGCATAGATGATTATTACGTTAAAGGCATGGGAGTGATGATGTCTTATATTAAGCCTGATGCTGATTTCGGCAGAGGTGAAGTAATGGTTAAGTCTATTGACCCATTATCTGTATACTTTGATCCAGATGCAGAAGATCCATTTTGCAGGGATGCTTCTAACATTGTTGTAGCAAAGCGTATGACAGAAAAAGAATTAATTGAAATATATCCTGAATTTGAAGAAGTAATCAGGAGTTCTCAAGAAACAAGCCATATAAGTGATTATGATGAAAATAGATTTGGACTCTTTGATGAAGAAGTTGTGCCACAATCTAGAAAACAAGCATTATTAAATACAGACGATGAGAGAGAACTAGAAGTATTTGAAAGATATACAAAAGTAAAAACTCCTTATTATAAAATATTTGACCCTTTTCAAAATAGAGAAGTTATCCTAAATGACCCTCAGTATGCTGAGTATCGTGAAGAACCTGCAGTTATAGTGACGACTGCTGATAACCAACAAATACTTACAGAGTCTCAAGCAGTAAACCAGCAAATGCAAATAGCAGAGCAGGTTGGTAAAGTATATCATTTAGAACAGGACCCACAAACTGGGCAGCCTGTCCCTGTAAAAGGAGAAGAAACATTAGATTCAATACCTAATAGCACGGTAAGTATAGATGTTATCGATAAAGGAATTCTTATTGATAGCGATAAGATAATGGTTACTAAGGTAATGAATACAAATATTAAACAATGTATTTCAGTTGGAGACGAATATCTTTATTCTATTGTACTTCCAATAGAAGATTATCCAATTGTTCCATTTATGAATGGTCATAATCGCAATCCATATCCTACAAGTGATGTAAGACTTGTAAGAGGATTGCAAGAATACATTAATAAAATTCGTTCGCTCATCGTTGCTCACGCCAGCTCTTCCACGAACGTCAAGTTACTTATACCTCGTGGCTCAATGAACAAAAAACAACTTGAGGAAGAGTGGGCAAAAGCTGGTACGGCTGTAATAGAGTTTGATCCAGAACTTGGTCAGCCTATTGTAGCCGGACCAGTCCCGTTACCAAATGAGCTTTATAAGAATGAAGCAGATGCAAAACAGGATATTGAAAGAATATTAGGTATCTATACGTTTATGCAGGGTGATGTAGGTGCAGCACCTCAGACGTTCAAAGGAACTATAGCAATGGATGAGTTTGGACAAAGAAGAATTAACTCAAAGAAAGATGATATTGAAGCATCTTTAAATCAACTAGCACGGTCTGTCGTTGGTTTAATTCAGTTTGTATATCAGAGTGAAAAGACAATAAGACTGATACAGCCGAATAATAAACCAGCTGAAGTAAGGATAAACCAGAATATCTATGATGATGTATCTGGACAGCTAATTGAAAAAGTAAATGACATTACAGTAGGAAAATATGATATAATTGTTGTTTCTGGCTCTACCTTACCATCTAATAGATGGGCTAGATTCGAATATTATATGGAACTATATAAATCAGGATTGATCGATCAAACAGAAGTTTTAAAACAAACGGATGTTGCTGATATGGAGGGCGTTCTGGAGAGAGCTGGGCAAATGCAAAAACTTGCTGCACAAGTTCAGCAGCAGACTGAGCAAATTAAAAAGCTCAAAGGTGACCTCCAGACTGCACAACGTGAATCAATCCATGATCGTAAGAGAGTTGAAGTTAAAGAATTTGAGAAAAAATTGGCAAAGGCTGAGGCAAAAGCCGAGATGGCTACACAGCTATACAAGGAAAGAGCCTCAGATGAGCTTAAAAAACTTCGTGAAGAAGTGAAAAAAGCTACCAATACTAAAGTAGGTCTATCATAACAGCGGTTGCTGAAAACAAATCGCAAAGGAGAATAAAATGGCTGAAGTAGCACAAGAAGCAAGTATACAAGTTGATGCTGACCCGTTCGGTTACGGAGTAGAGGATGCAAAGGTTCCTGTTGAAGGAGCAGCTATCCCGACAGGTGATGACGCAACAAACACTCAAATGTTTGATGTGGACACAACTGGACCATCAATCAACGAAACGCCTGTAGGAGAACAACAGGCTGAAAGTGTGGAGAGTTCTCAACAACAATCACCTGCAAAAGAAGACCCGAGTAGGTTTGAATACTGGCAAAGTCAGGCAGACAAGGTGAAGGGCGAACTGTCCGCAACTCAGCAAGAGTTAGCTTACTATCGTGAGCAAGCTATGCAAGCTGCACAGCAATCACCCTCCAATGGACAACCTGTTGAGCAAGCTCAAGAGACTTCATTGAAGCCACCCGTTAAACCGGAGAAACCAGTCAACTACAACGAGGTTGATGCGTATAATGACCCCGAAAGTGCGTCTTTTAAATTCAGGATGCAAAAAGAACAGTACCAAGATGATTATCTTTCCTATATGGAAAAAAAAGATGCGAATCGTGAAGCAGAGTATGCTAAAAGGTATCAACAAGCTATGTTGGAACAGGAAGCACATTCACTTCGTAGTAACGCTTATAATCATGTGGTTAGTAACTATGGCTGGGACCAGTCTCGTGCAAATGATTTTGTACAATGGGCTAGTAATCCTGCGAATGTTACTGTTGATCATTTAGCAAAACTGTTTCAAATGAAAGATGCACCAAACGCTCAAGTCGAACAGCGTAAGAATCAAGTTATCAAAGAAAGGGAGATTGCTGCTATGCCAAGATCTGCAGCAGTAGAAACTGGCAAAACAGAACCTCCAATGAATGATGAAGATATTTTTAACGCTGGATTAATGGGCTTGAAGCGATAAAAATAAAGGATAAATAACATGGCTGAAACAAAAAAGTCGATGTACAATGGTGGTTCTGCTGGTGTCCTATATACGGATAGACGGGATTTCTACGTAAGCCCGCAGGTTGTAAAAGAACTGTGGACTGACGTTGCCCCTTTCACTACCGTAATTTCAAATAGAGAAAGCAGAAAAGTACCAGACCCAATTTTTAAGATGTTTGAACATCGTAATCCTTGGGTAAAACAAAAGTTCCTATGGAATAAAGGAACACCCGGAACAGTACCAGATAATGAT